TCAGTTCCGGATCGACCCAGACGCGCCCGCCCAGGATCGCGCCGCGCCGGGTCAGGGTGTTCAGGTACTCCTGAACCGTGTCCTTGATGTCCAGGAGCAGCTGCGCGCTGAACGGCCGGTCCATCGCCCACAAGAGCGCCTGTTCGATCGACTCGTAGACCATGTCGGCCGTGCGCCGCACCGGCAGGAAGGCCCACAAGGGATCGGTCGCCGTGCTGCGGTTGCCCCACAGGCGGAACCCCTCCTGCCGGATGATCGTGGCGACCTCCTGTTCGTTCAGCCGGTTGGCTTCCGTCTCGGCGGACGAGATCGCAAAGCCGATGGGGCGCGCGGTGCCGCTGATGCCCTGCACGATCTGGTTCGACGGCGACCACCAGAACCCCTTGGTCGCATCGGTCCGGCTCAGGATGCCCGCGACATAGGCCGAGGCGGGGCGGGTGACGAAGGCCGCACTGCCCGCGTCGAACACCTTCACCGCCGGATCCACGATGAACAGCCGGTCCGACCCGAACTTCAGCCGGTCGGTGATCGCATCCGCCTCGGTGGTGTTCGGCCCGTCGGCGATCACCACGCCGCGCAGCTTGGTCGCCACCGTGATCAGCGCCAGCGTGACCGGGCTGGCCGGGCTGGCGGCGAGTGTGGAGGTAAAGCCGGGGGCGGCCAGAATGCGCGGCACCTGCCCCGTGACGTTGCCTGCGGTTTCCAGCGCATGGACGCCGGTCCCGGCCGTGGGGCTGCCCAGAACGTTTGCCAGCGTCGCGGCGGCGTCGGCCCCCACGGCCACCCGCACGATCACTGCCGTGCTGACGCCCTGGGCATAGATCGCGTCATAGGCATCGCGCAGCGTGCCGCCTGCGCCCAGCCGCGCCGCCATGCGCGGGCCGGTGATCAGGACAGGGGTGTTCAGCGGGAACGGCTCATCCGCCCCGCCCGCCAGCGCAATCGGGGCGGCGGTCGCGGCCACGACGCCGGTGCCGGCGCTCCCGACCGCATTTGCCACGCCGACCAGCGCGTTCGCAGGGGCCGCAGCCGCGATAGCCGCGATCACCTGTGCCGCCGTGCTGGTCACGATCGACGAGGCGTTGGTGGCCAGGTTGACGACGATCGCCGTGCCGGTCACCACCACGCCCAGCGCGGCGCTGGCCGTGCCGGGGTTGCGCAGATGCACGGTGATCAGGTTGCCGAGGATCCCGATCGTCTTGGCGGTGAACACCAGCGCGGCCGGGGCCACACCCAGCGCGAGGCTGGCCTTCGTGTCCGCCTCGGCGGCAGGGGCGGTGCCGACAAGCCCGATGATGCTGGACTTGACGGTGGCGATGGGGCGGATGCCGTCGTCGATCTGGACGACTTCGATACCGTGGAGGAACTGATCGGGCATGGTGGGAACCTTTCTTCAGGCGCTGATGGCCGAGGCTTCGCGGAACAGGTCGTCAAGGTCTTCGGGCGTGGCGATGCCGATGGCGGGGGCCAGAGCGGTGATCGACGCGGCGGAGCGCTGGAAGTGGGTGGCCGTCTGCCAGGCCAGCAGCACCAGCCCCCCGGCGGCTACCGCTGCCGCCTCGGCGTCGTCCAGCAGGCCCCGGTTGTAGAGCGCGGCCTTGGCCTGATAGGCCGTCACCGACGTGCCGGCGCGCCAGGCTTCCAGCTCTTGCGCCTCGGTCAGGGGAACCGGCATCTGCAGCATCGGCGCACCGTCCGGGCCTGGAACGATCATTCCGCCAGCGCTTTGCCCGGCAAGCAGCTCGGCATAAAGAGCGCGGGTGATCTCGGTCGCATCCGCAGGAAGGGGCACACCGCTGTCAGGGTCGAAGAATCCGCCCAGCGCGGCACTGTAGAAAACCGGCGTCACCATCCCACAGCCCTCCAGTGAAGCGTCCATCCTGCCAGTGTCGAAAGGTCGGGGTTGAAGGCGCGCAGTCGCATCTGAGACACGGTGCGGCTAAACGAAAAATCCTCGATCACGATGACGGGGCCGGTTCCGATGTGCATGGCAACCGGCGTGTAAAGGGGCGACGAGAACGCTTGTGCGAAGGTGACGGTCGCGCGACCCGCCGAATCCGTCGTAGCTCCACCCCAGTTTTCAAGCTGCCCGCTATGCAGCCTTTGCCAGCCCGTCTGGGCCAACAGCCAATTCACACCCGTCGTCCGCCAGATTTCAGCCCAGGCGGACCAGACCGTGCCGTTCCAGAACCGCGTCCACATCCGGGTGCTGGCACTGTCGCAGACGATCTGGTTGACCGCCGATGCACTGGCCGCGACCACCTGCACCGTGCCTGAAACCCCGGTCGCGGGTGTGTTCCCATCGCCCGACGCAAAGCGGTAGAAACCCGTTACCCGCGCCGCCGCTGCGTTCAACGTGACCAGCGGCACCGCCGTGGCCCCCAGTCCTGCACCATCGATCTGCGCCTTCAGCACCGCCGTGCGCCGAGCCAGCTGCTGGTGCGGGATGTTTGACATGCCTGCACCCGTCGCCTCGTTCGGCGCGCCGCCCAGCACCGGATCGGTGGCCTCCAGCTGATAGATGCCCGCAGGCCAGGTGCCGGTTTCGTTCAGGGTTGCCATCAGGTCGCTCCATGGGTGAATGCGCCGTCGTACAGCAGCGCCGCGTCGTGAAGGTTCGCCGCCGTCGTGTAGTCCAGCAGCTTCAGCCGTGACCGAAGGGGCGCGCTGGCGGCCAGCAGGCGGCGCACGATGGCGGCCTGTGCGATGCTGACAGGCCGGTCCAGGACAACGCGGTACTCGGCCCAGTGGTCGGGTTCCGAATGGTCGGATGCGGCATCGTGGCTTCGGGTGCCGTCGTAGAACTTGCGCCCGAACCGCTCGATGATGGCGGCCGTGCCATAGCCCGCCGCGACCAGCGCCGTGCGAACCGCCGCCAGCGTGCCCTTGCGGCGGTGGACGTAGTACGCCAGCGCCACCGTCTCGCGGCGGCGATCCTCGGGCCAGTTCGCATCCCATTCATCGACCGATGCCGCCCAGGCCAGCCAGGGCAGCACCGCGACGGGGCAGGTCAGCGGGTTCGGCAATGTGTCCAGCGGCACCGGCACATCCGCGATCCGTGCTGTGGCCAGATCGGTGGCCACCTCTTGCGGGGTCGCGTTCGGGGGCAGCAGCGTGTCACTCATCGATGCCCCCGTCGGTCAGGGTGATCGAGCTGCACCAGCCGGCCTGCGTGGCACCGATCACAATGTCGGCAGTGGGGCTGATCAGGTTCACCCGTTGCACTCCGGGCTGGTGCAGGGCGGCATAGACACCCGAAAGCGTGATATCTCGGCCCAGCCGGTGCTGGGCGCTTGCATAGGCGGCGGCGGCGGCCTGCGCTGCGGCCAGCACCACGGCGCGGTCCGGCCCCGGCAGAAAGAACAGCTGCGCCGTGATCGCATAGGTCACGATCCCGGCCGACTGCACGCCGACCGTGTCGCACAGCGGGCGCACGTCCTCGGCCGACAGGGCGGCCAGCACCGTGGCCACCAGCGGGGCGGATGCGGCACCCGAGCCTGTGCGCGACAGGATCGCAACCGTCACCTCGCCCGGCAGTAGGCTGACAGCGCTGGCATCCAGCACGTCCGGATCGGCCGACAGGGCGTGGAACACATAGGCCCCGGACGGGCCTGCCGTGCTGAACCCCTCGGGCGCCAGCTGCGCGCGCCGCCGCAGATCGGCGTCGGACTCCATCACCGCCGGAACGGGCGGGACGGCCCCGGGATCGGCGGGGGTGAGGGTCAGCCGTGCCACGCCGTAGAAGGCGGCAAGGTTTTCCAGATCGGCCCCGGTGGCGGTGGCCAGAAAGGCCGCGCGGGCCGCGTCGTTCACCCGGGCGCGCAGCAGCAGCTCCCGGTACGCCACGACCTCCAGCAGCTTGACAACCGGCTCGCTTTCCAGCGCCAGCACCGGGGCCAGATCGGGCGCGCGGGCGGCAAGGTCGGCCTTCAGCGCGGCAAGGATCGTCTCGAAATCCAGCGCCTCGACCACGTCGGGCACGGGCAGCAGGCTCAGGTCGATGGCCGTGTAACCGCCGCTCATGCAGTCACCTCGGCGTTCAGCACGGCTTCAAGGCCCTGAACCTCTCCGGTCAGGATCAGCGACAGCTTGCCCGCCGCCGCATCGGCCACCTCGACCCGGCGCAGGGCGAACCGCGGTTCCCAGCGGTCGATGGCCTCGGCGGTGGCGGCGAACAGATCGACCAGCGTCTCGCCGTTGATCGGCGCGTCGATCAGGCGCGGCAGGTCCGACCCGTACTCGCGCCGCATCACCCGGGTGCCGATGGGCGTGGCCAGGATGTCGTTGATCGACTGCACGAGGTGCGGGTCCTCGGGCAGGACGCGGAAGGTGGCGGCGGACAGGCCCGGCATCAGTTCGGCACCCCCGTGCTGTCGCCGCCGGAAATAACGCCGCCGTGGGTGTGGGTGACCAGGCTGATGCCGGTCGCCACCACGTCGGCGGCACAGGTCACATCGCCGGTCACGTCGATCTTGCCGGTGATCTCGACATCGCCGTCGACATAGAGCTTGCCGATCACCCGCAGCGTGCCGCCGCCCAGGTCCATCGTCGGGCTGGCGGCATCGGGGGCCACCGCGTTGCCGTCGATCGGCAGCGACCCGCCCACGAAGGCGCGCGCCATGTCACCCGACGGGGCCCAGACGGTGATCTGCTCGCCCACGTCCGGCATCCAGTGCAGCCGGATCGTGCCCGACCGGATCTGCATCACCTGCAACGGCGGCGTGTCCAGATCGCCGATCCGCACGGTCACCCGCGCGGTCGCGTTGTCCACCGCCACCACGGTGCCCACCGAGATGACATTGGCGATGCGGCGGTCGGCCTCGGCCACGGCAAAGGTCATGTGTCCTCTCCGATCCGGTCATAGGCGTCCAGATTCGCCGCCCCGATCAGCGGGGCCTGGCCCAGATAGAGTTCCGGCACGATGGCCGGGGCCTCGGGCGGCCCGGCAAAGACGATGATGTGCGCCCAGGTCACGGCGCAGAGGCCGATGCCCGCCGCCTCGGTCGCGGTGGTGACGACCGGCTCGGCCACGACCTGCCGGGCGGGGCCCAGCACCGATGCCGCACCCCATGTGCTGTCGGGCACCAGCGCCAGCAGCGCCTGCGTGATGACGCCCTCGGACGTGCTGCGCAGCAGCCCCGGCACGTCGCGGGTCAGAACGAAGGCGGCCATCTGCAGCGTGTAGGTCTGCACCGGCCCGGCAAATGCGGGCTCCTGCGTCAGGCGCAGGCGGCTGACCAGCACCGCCGGTGCGCGCGCGCCCTGCCGCTTCAGCGCATCGGTGTCCAGCCGCCCGGCGATGCCCCGGCAATCGGCCAGATCGGGCAGCACCGCCTTGATCGCATCGGCGACCCGGTCGGGCAGGGCGGCCAGGAAATCGGGGGCCACGGTCATGCCAAAAGCCCCCCGATGTAGTCGCTGACCAGCTCCTCGATCTCTATACGGTTCGCGATGGACAGGCCGAGGTAGGGGCGCGCCGGGATGTCGCCCCACAGGTGCGGGAACACTTCCTTCGTGCCGCCGAACTGATGCATGGCTCCGTAGACAAGGTTCGTGCCGATCACGGCCTCGCGCCCCGACACAAAAGGCTGAAGACTGGTCAGAAGGTGTCCTTCGCTCTCCAGAAGGCTTTTGCCGCTGGTCCGGGTCTTGGCGTAGCCCGAGCCCCAAGCGGCCCAAGGCTCGCCTTCGGGGCTGGCCTTCTCGGAAGAAATACGCTCTTTCGTCTGTTCGCCGATCAGGTTCTTGATGCTCTCCATCAGAACTGCCAGAGCGGCATCATCGATCCGCGCCAGCACGTTCTCCGCCTGCCCCAGCGTGGCCGCGTCGATCTCGACGGTATAGACGACCCCACTCATCAGAGGTCCCTCATCAGATCGCGGGTGAACACCTTGGGCGGACCGCCCTGGACGATGGGCTGCGGGCCGGGCGAGGCCCCGGTGGGGTCGGGTTCGGGTTCCGGGATGGGGGTGGTGAAGACCAGCCGCGCCTTGCCTTCGGCGATGCGTTTCAGGTGGCCCAGCGCGTCTTCGTACCGGGTGCGCGCCTCGGCGGTCAGCACGTCGCCCGACGCGGCCAGCCGATACAGGGCGACGTCGACGCACAGCTGCGTCAGAAAGGCGGGCACCTCGTGCAGCGGCAGGTCATAGCGCACCGACAGATGCGCATCGATCTCGGCCGAGGCCGACAGCAGCGCGCGCGTGATCGCATCCGCATCGGGCACCCCGTCGCGGTCGTGATCGGCCACGACCAGCGCGGCCTGGCCGTACAGCGTCTCGATGTCAACTTGCGTGGCGTAGGGCATCGGAGGCTCCGGTGAAATCAGGGTGCCGGTCTTTCCCGGCTGTCACGTCCGCTTGGGCGGGAC